CGCGACGCCGCCGCCATGGACCTGCTCGGCAAATCCGCGCAGGACCTCAATCCCCTGATCGAGGCGGGCTCCGCGCGCATGCGCGAGCTTGCCGAGGAGGCGGAGAACGTCGGCTACGTGCTGTCCGAGAAGGATTTAAAGGCACTGACGGATCTCGACGACGCGCAGAAGCGCATGCAGAAGTCGAACGAAGCCCTGCAGAAGCAGATCGCGGCGCAGTTCGCCCCGTCGGCGACGAAGGCGATCGAGGACCTGACGAAGCTGACGCAGGTTTTCGGGAAGGCTGTGACAGACTCCGGCATCGTGCAGGCATTCGGCTTCCTGTTGGAGACCGTGACCGGCATCATCTCGCCGATGGGCAGCATGGAGGACGCAGCCTATAAACTGACGATAGCTATGCGACCTCTGTCCATGATGCTGGCAACGGCGGCAGACGCCGCGAACGTTATTATCGGCCTTGGAAAAATGGTCGGCGGCACGCTGTCCGGCATCGGCATTTTCAACGGCACCGTAAAAGAGGGTTGGAACCAGTTCAGCCAGGGCGTTGGCTATGACTCGGCGCGCTCCCGTCTTGAAAGCGAGCTTGCCGCGGCAGACGCCCGGCGCGAAGCCGAAAGAACCGGAGACTCGACCTACTACAACGGCCAGTTCTACGGCAGCGAGGACGCCGCGCTCTATGCGCGCTATCTCGACGAGGGCGCGGGCATGTCGTTCGACCTGTGGAAGCAGTCGCGCGGCCGCAACGCCGCCGGCACCTATAACTGGCGCGGCGGCCTGACGTGGGTCGGCGAATCCGGCCCGGAGCTTGTCGGCCTGCCGTCCGGCTCGCAGATCTACACCGCGCAGGAAAGCCGCGAGATCGCCGCGGGCGAGACCAACATAACCTTGGTCGTGCCCGGCGGCGTGCGCGAGATGGCGCAGATCGTCGAGCTGTATAAAGCGCAGCGCGGCGACTCGCGCCGCGGAGGGAGGGTCAGACGATGAGCAAGACTTTGACGCTCGCGGTCAAGACCGCGTTCGAGGCGGCCCGCGGCGTATTCAACACGACGCAGGAGCGCGTCACGATCTCCGAGACCCTCGGCCTGTACGTCCAGACGCTCGGCCTTCCGGACGCACTGATGACAGTGCAGCCCACATCGGTCGAGCTGCGCTTCTACGGAAAATACAAAAACGGATATTGGTTTGACAACGGCATCAAAACGCAGAACGTGGCGCCGGGCCTCGATATCGAAAACGCCGTCTATCCGGCGCACAGCGGCGGGAACGGCTACGTCCCGTTCAATTCTGGCGACTTTGCGTGGTGTGGGATTTCGTACCGTGTCGGACGCCGCCTGGAAAACCTTGTAAACGGCGTATATTTAACGACGTACTATGCCGATACGGGGACGCAGTACGCAAGAAGTGTGGACATCTACACCGCCGCATCCGCGGACCACGCGCCGTATCTGATCGCAACCTACGACGAGGGCTCCATCACCGCCTATGCCGACGCCCCCGGCGGCTACGTCGACCGCACCGCCGCTGCGGTGTTCTCGTGGCACACGACGTGGTCGGGCTTTCCGGTCGAGAACGTGCCGCAGACCTCGGCCACGCTCCAGTGGAAAAACGGCTCCTCCGGCACGGTCAATTCGATCAGCGTCTCCGGATCCGCGACCTCCTACACCATGGCGGCGAACACGCTGCCGGAAAGCGACGCGATCTACTGGCGCGTTCAGACTGTCACGGCGGACGGCACCGCGACAAGCGAATGGAAGACCATCCGCACGACGGATACGCCCGCGGTCGCGACGCCGATCAGCCCGAACGGCACCTACATCGACGGCACGAAGACCACGCGCTTTGTCTGGAATTATTCCACCGAATCCGGCGCCGCGCCGACGGGCTACGACCTGCAGGTCAAGGGCCCGCTGGACGCCGACTACACAACGATAAAATCCGAGACCACCTCGGCCACCTACGCCGACGTCCCGGCCGGCACGCTGCCGGGCGGGTCCATCCAGTGGCGCGTGCGCGCGTATAACCAGTCCTCGGTCGCGGGCGAGTGGTCCGCGCCGCTGACCTGCGTCGTGATCTCCGCGCCGAACGCGCCGGAGGTCTGGGTAGATTCGGCCACGCCGCGCCCGACCGTCTCCTGGTCGGCGATCGGCCAGCTCGGCTACCAGGTGCGCGTCTCCGGGCAGTACGACTCCGGCACGCGCTTCGGCACCGAGAAGACTTTCAAAGTCCCGGAGTACCTTGCGTATAACGAGCACGACGTCTTCGCCGCCTCCGACGCGCCGCTGACGAAGAACACCGGCACGAACAACGGCGTCACCTTCACCTGGTCGGGCGAGACCTGCACGCTGTCCGGTGAGGCGAGCGCCTCGAACGACGCCACCAACGTGCTGATCACTTACCGGAAAGCGCTGCCGGCCTCCGTGGTGCCGGGCCGGAAGTACTTCCTGCGCTTTAACTCGTCGAACGACCAGCTCTCGTCCGGCTACCCGTTCATGCTGGCTTTTTCGTTCTATACCTCGTCGAACGGCTATATCGGCGGGAAAAACTGCTACAAATCAGACACGCTGACCATTCCGTCGAACGCGGCGAAGTGGTACTTGAGGATCCAGGTCGCGAGATCGACCGTGATCCCGGACGACACCTACGTCTCGGACATCCGGCTGCTGACGTCCGACGCCGGACAGGGCGCGTCGACGCCGATCGAGGTGCGCGTCCTCGGCGAATACGATCTCTGGTCGCCGTGGGGATACGCGTCCGCGCAGATCTACGCGGCGGGCACGGTCCAGATGCTCCTGACAGGCGAAGCCGCCGACGGCGACGCGTCGCTCTCCTGGAGCGCGGTCACCGGCGCGGAGAAGTATGAGATCCTGCGCCTGGGCAAAAAGATCGCCGAGACGACGGACACGACCTACACCGACCGCTACGCGATCGGCTCAGTCACCTACCGCGTGCGCGCCTGCTTCGCGGGCGACGAGTACACGATCTCCAACAGCGTCACGATCTCGCTTTCGGTCCCCTCCCCGCGCCTGACCGCGCTGGACGGCGCCTGGATCCGCCTCGACATGTACACAAACCCCCTGCCCGCCGCGCAGATCACCGCCTCGCGCGAGGTCACGCTGACACAGTACGCGGGCATAGACTACCCGGTCGCGGAGGTCGGGCCGCACCGCACGCGACTGTACGTCTGCAATCCGGCCTTCTCCGACCACGCGCAGGCCGCCGCCTTCGAGCAGCTCCTCGGCCGCCCGGTATTCGTCAAGGATCAGTACGGCAATTCCCTGTACGGCGTCATGACCTCGGTGCAGCGCTCCTCGCAGCGCTTCTACACCGAGCTGACCGCCATGATCCAGGAGATCGGAGGGCTTGACCTGTGATCCGATCGCTTGATTTCCGCGTCGAGGTCCTCCGGGCGGGCGTGCCGCTGACAAACCTCGTTTTCTCCTCCTCCTCTCCGCCGACCGTCTCGTGCACGGCGGAGAGCGAGATCGCCATGACGCTTTCGGGCGTCTTTTTGCACAACGAGCTCGTCGACTATCTCTCCGACGAGCTGCGCCCGATCGTGATCGTGGACGGCGTCGAGACGCCCGCGGGCGTATTCCGCGTCACGTCCTGCCGCTCGACGACCAACGCCGCCGGCGTCACCTACGACCAGCTCGAGGCCTCGGACCGCGGTATCGTGCTCGAGTGGCGAAAGCTCGAGCAGCGCGACTTCTGGGCCGCGGGCTCGTCCTACGACACCGTCATTCAGCACTACCTGATCGCCGCCGGCCTTTCGCGCGTCTCGATGGTGCCGTCCAATCACGTCCTGCAGTCGGACCGCGAGGACTGGGACATCGGCACGCCGTTTCTGACGATCATCAACGACCTGCTCTCGGAGATCAACTACTCGGCGCTGTGGTTTGACATCCACGGCACCGCGATCCTGCAGCCCTACGCCGCGCCGACGCCCGCGTCCATCGCGCACACCTACGGCGCAGGCTCCGGCGCGCGCCTGATCCTGCCGCAGATCTCCGCGCAGCTCGACCTTTTCGACCGCCCGAACGTGATCATCTGCATCCTCGAGAATCCCGAATACCCGGAGCCGCTGCTGGCGACCGCGGTAAACGATTCGCCCTCCTCCGCCCTGTCCACGCTGCGGCGCGGCATGCGCATCCCGAAGATCGTAAAGGTGGACAACATCGCGGACGCGGCGGAGCTGCAGACCTACGCCAACCGCCTGCGCGACGAGGCCATGCAGACGGCGGAGTATATCGACCTAGAATCCGGCATCCAGCCTGGCCACAACGTGGCGGACACCGTCGCCCTGATCGGCCTCGAGCGGGAGGGCATATTCCGCGAGCTCTCGTGGAGCTTTTCGCTCGCCGCCGGACAGCACATGCGGCACAGGCTTGAAAAGGTGGTGATCGTGTAAATGGACGAAAACATCGGCTTTGAGGAGACGATCCTTCCGGAGGAAGCGCAGCTGGCCGAGCCGCTGACGCGCTCCTTCGCGACCGTCGGCGCCGTCTATGACGACGGCCTCTCGCTGATCTTCGACGGCGACGAGGAGCCGACGGCGAAGCATTATCTGTGCAATACCGCCGTGACCTTCCAGGCGGGCGACCGCGTGAAGATCGC